GGCAAAAAGAAAAACTGTCGCATCTCAGATGTTGTCATTTTTTAAAAAATATTTTCCGAATAAGGCGGATTTTGAAAAATAAAGATACAACAAATTAAGTAAAACCCAAATATGAAATTATATAATTTATCTCGAATGTAACTTATATAAGCTAACAATCTTCAAAACTAATTGTCACTGGATATTTAATATAACAATAATCGCTCCATTTTGTCCCAGGATTATTTAATTCGCACCAATCAAATAGAATCTTACCGTTTGACGCTTTAATCGGCAACCGCTCCCATAAGTTATATTTAAAATGTAACATTATATTCATAATTCCCATTTCATTTGTTTTACACACTGTATATTTATTCATAGCTTCTATTAGTTGCGTCTTGTCGCATAGTCGCAGTATATTTGTATCATATATCCACATACAATTAAGCATATAATTCGAAGTCAAAATATTGTCGCCGAATTCGCGCTGCAGATTGGCTATCAGGTCGGGATTATCGTAACTCAATTGACATTTAAACGACGACGTGTCATCATATAATTTCCCATCCTTGGGAGCTAATATTCTATCTTTATATTCAAGTTCAAGCAGATATTTGACATCATCTAGAACGCGAAACCCCGCATCTAAATATACAACCCGAGACCACCTCATAAAATATTCGTCGAATACGTGTAATTTTTCCCATTGGTTTAATTTGTTAATTTCTCTCTTATCCGTCGTATCTATAAACCCATTGAACCCAATTTTTTCAAGTAGATTGCTCTTATCTATTGAAGGGAACGACACTTCGGTTACATTATAAAACTCCATAAAATTTTTATTCGCACTGAACCCAATAGTTATTAAAACAATTTGACCACGCCAGTTGCCCCTTGTCCTCAAATCAATAATGGTTCGTTTAGCTCGGACAAAGTAACCCGTGTCAGTGATTACTGTAAATACAGTAGAGTCTTTGTTTCTCTCTTCTGTTATAACAAGTGGTGCATCTTCTATTGAGTTATAAAACGCGTATTGCTCCTTTGTTGTAACCTTGTGAAATGTTATTGCGTTTTGTAATTCCGTTTCGTTTATATGCAGACCTACATTGAATAAATCGCTGTTAATTTGATTTATCTTTGTATCTTTTGTCATCTCTTGTATCCATAACCCAATACACAAGTCGTCGCACCAATGTTTAAAACAATTATTAATTCCATTTTGTTTTACATAGGTTGTAATTTTGGCATATAATGCGTTTGATATAGCATATCCAGCCCCTCCGGACATATACAAACAAAATTCTCTCTTTATATGATCTAACTCTTTGCCAATGTAATAACAATCTTCACAGTTATAATTTGTTAATAAATTTTGCAGTCTGTTTTTATAAACAAACGTGTCATCATCGATAAATATATACCAGTCATAATGTGGTATATTCATGTTATAAATAAAATGGATATATTTCCATGTTATATTTTTGTCGTCATCCATAGAAAACCATCCAAATTGCCTCTTGGGGATGTCGGGTCTGGATGTTAGATAATAAATATCCTCTAATGGAACGTCCTTTAAATACGATTCTAGTTGAAATTTGACTCGATTATCGAGATACTTGTCGCAGGTAGAAATAATATAACAAATTTTCATTTTTATATTATTTGTAAAACGTTTTTATATGTTTATTTTAAATACTCTTATCATTTGTTTCTTCATTAATCAACTTGCTCAAGGGTGTTTTTTTGAGCGAATGGTCCACTGACTAATTGACTCGCACCATTATCCGTTTTACCAGAAACAATATTTTCACCCTCAAACAATTCCATACAAATATCAGCGGTAGAAATATTCTCTTGTTCTCTAAGAGCGAATTCCTGTGTGTTCGCGCTATTTACGCCGACCAAATTGCCCTTCTCATCGATGGTTTGAGTTAGTGTATTTCCAGACTTCTCGGCAGCCTTGATATTTTCGTCGATTGCCTTTTGTTTCGTCTCCTTGACGCGCTGATCAAAAGCACTCTTGGCGTTTGCCTCATTCTTCGTCTTCTCACTCATCAACTGATTTAGTTCATCCTCCATATACTCAACACGACCAGTCTTGTATGCTTCAGGGTCCCATGGCATCCACATACCAACCGGACCAACATATACATCATGATTCGGGTCTGCCTCACGCAATAGCTTACAACGCAACTCAGCCTCTTCTTGTGAAGGGTAAGAGCCACGAATTTTTAAACCGCGCGTATTTGTTTGAAAGTTGTGCGCGATATCAAACTTCTTCTGTAACTCATCTTCGTTCTTATCGATAAATGTCTTGTAGTCGTCGTCCATGCTTGATTTAATAAGTGTTTCGCGCTCCTCCTTGACAAACTCCTTAAAATCGTTAGAAACCTCGTCGAACGAAACGTTGTATTTATAAGAAACAAAGTTTAGAAACTGAACAAACTTCTCCATTGATTTACTAAAATCCCAACCCTTTAGGAATTCCTCGAACAAGAACACCTGCTTTTCCTTGAGAATTTTTTCGGGAGAACAAAATGATATACATGCGAACTTTTGACCAGCAATTGGTTTATCCTCCTCCAACAAATCAACATATTTGGGATTGGGCTTGCCGTTTAGTTGCTTTCTTTCAACACCTTTACCTTTGGATCGATCCATTTAGTTATTTAGAGTATTTAATTTTAAGTTTTTTATCGCAATATATATATTTTTTTCTTTTGATTTAGTATAATGAACGGATTGATTAACGTCGCTGAACTTGTTAAGAGAATCATTAAGTATCTTGTTGAGGGTTTAATGGTGGCAATTGCTGCCTATGCTATTCCTAAACGTTCCTTGAATATTGAGGAAATCGTGTTGATTGCCTTGACTGCTGCCGCCACATTCAGCATTCTTGACACCTATGTCCCCAGCATGGGTGCTACTGCCCGCTCCGGTGCTGGTTTCGGTATCGGTGCCAACTTGGTCAAATTCCCCGGGGGATTTTAAATCAGGCTAAGAGTATAACAACAAACCAAAATTATAACAACAAACTAAGCTTATAATATATTTAATCTATTGTTAATATATTATGACGAAACAAATAAGGAAGAAGTCTAACCGTCGCGTAGTAAAGAGTCGCCGAGGAAAAAAGTCTCGACGACATACGCGTAAGCAGAGAGGTGGTAGGTGCTTTGGAAATGGCGTGGGAGCCAACAGTTCCGATCCAAATTTTTCAGTTTATAATACCAATTTACTAAAATTGTTCCCGTATAGACCTGAGAATTAAATTTGGTAATGATAAAACAACGGATAAGGCTATCGAAAATAAGGCCTTTTATGTTTGTTTCACATAATTGTTTGATATGGTTTTGGACACTATATCAAATTACCGTGTATTTTGATTTGATTTGATTTGAGGTTATCTTTTTATCTACACGGTGTGAATAAATTCCCAGTCAAGTTCTTTACATATTTGTTTCCAAATCGCGTCCTGTTCTATTCGTTTTTCCTTATCTTTCAATAGCGGGAATAACGGTAAATATTTATCCTCGCCAAGCAATTCACACAGCTTATACGCTGTGTAATAATAATTTAAGAAATTGACTCTGTCATCTGGACAATATTTCGAATATGGTGCCTGTAGTTCAGAAAACAGATTACACAAGGTTTCTTCTAGTTCCGGAGACATTACAGGTGGTTTGATTCCAAGCTTATCCTTAATAAACGGTATATGCTCATAGTATTTATTGTATCCCAGCTTTTTAAGAACCTCCTTGGTTTTTGCGTTGGTTATCTGTGATATGTCAATTCTCTCCTTCTTAATCTGAACCTTAATATCTTCAACAACCTCTGGTGGAATCTGCGTAGTCTCCTTACCTTGAAACTGAGAGAGAATTTCCTTGAAATGATTAATTCTTTTGTAAGCATAAAAACAGACTTCCTTGGGCGGTTCCTTGTATGACGGTTTTTCATTTTCAATTAGATATGGAATACTTCTGGAGCAGTTGTTGCATACTAGAACGCCCTCGTCTTCTAATGGTATTAATTCGCCTACATGACAAACCTTGCATATATCTGTTTGATAAACAAACGAATTCACGTCGATAAACATGTCGTCAATATTACTTAAATATTTTTGAACAATATTGCTGTTTTCGACATGTGCTGTATTATCAATAACTGGCTCATCCCTAATTTTAAAAAACGAGTTCACTATTTTAGATTTATTTGTTGACGCAACAGCCTTATTCCCAACAGATATGTCCTTTTTATTTTCAAAATATTCAAAAATATATTTGGAATTGTCAAGAAAATACTCCTTTTTCTTTGTTTTGAGACCCTTGATCCTTTCTGTTAATGCCTTGATCTGATCTTCCATGTCAAGTCGCGCCTCGAGTGAAACTTCGCCGCTATTGATTTTATTTTGTATTTCTTGCCTTTCCAACTTTAATTCAGGGATTGTGTTGTAATCATCCTTCATGAAATCATTTAAAAACTCTTTGTGCTTGTTGTCAAGCGTAACAGCCGTTTTCTTATTATATTTTATAGTTTTGTTAGACTTTGGCTTGAAATTTGGCATACCCCCGTTTCATTAATTTAAGCATAAGTATTTAATTAATATTTTCCCTTAAATATATTTTGAATAAACGTAAAAACAAGACAATATTGGATATAAGTTGGGATATTTATATACACACCGGTTAATGAATAATTTAGAAAACTTTTATATTTGCTAAAATTGTAGCACGATATAAGTGATTTATTTATTAGTATTTTGAATGATATTAGCAGGCAATTAAGAGACTAGTTAAAAATATATTTTAGTTTTCTTTGAATTAATTAAAAATGGACATGAGAATTAATTTAGAATCTTTAAGAGATTTAGAGAATGAAAATGTAAAAGTGGATGTGATAAAATTTCAAAAAATGATTCTGCTTTTCAACTCTATAGAGCAAGGATGGTCTGTCAAGAAACGGAATAGTTCGTATGTTTTTACGAAAAATCACGAAAATAAGAAGGAGGTTCTAGAGGACGCATATTTGTTGAAATTTATGAAGAGCAGTTTAGATTTCAATAAAATAATATCTTAGGCAAATTATTTTTTCTGTGTAAATTAAATTAATTTAATTAAATTTAATTAAATTAAATTCCAAAATTTTTTTTTCTTTAGCAACTATATAAAATGGGAGGTGGATTAATGCAACTCGTCGCTTATGGCGCCCAAGATGTTTACCTTACTGGTAACCCTCAAATTACTTTCTGGAAAGTTACTTATCGCAGATATACTAACTTCGCTATTGAATCTATTGAACAGACATTCAATGGTCAGGCCGATTTCGGACGCAGAGTCCAATGTGTGATCTCCCGTAACGGTGATCTTGCCTACCGCACCTACTTACAGGTGACTCTTCCTGAGATCAACCAACTTATGGGTCTCGGAAACTACACTGCTGGCTCCAACCAGGGTGTGTATGCCCGTTGGTTAGATTTCCCCGGTGAACAGCTCATCGCCCAGGTTGAGGTGGAGATTGGTGGTCAACGCATCGACCGCCAATATGGTGACTGGATGCACATCTGGAACCAGC